TCAGGATTGCAGTGGTCGCTGAGTTGGGGATGATGCTCAGACCAGAAGGGTTGCCGGGGTTAGCGGTTTTGCCCTCGGCGTCGTAGGTCAGCTCGGCATAAGTTGCCGATGGCTGCAGGATTGCATTAAGGCTGTAGACCCGGATTGTGTAGGTGTCAGCGGTGTTGTCGAAAATCTCGTAGTCAGCACGCTGAACAACTTGGCTATTCCAGTTGTCGTTGCCGCGTCGCCACTCCACCCGGTAGTTGTTGACGCCCAGAACGGACTTCCAAGAAACGATGATCTTGGATGCAGCACGCTGATTCAGTTCGTACAGCGTTTCACTAGCGGTCAGATCCGTTGGCGTAGCTGGACGAGAGTTGATCTCGGTGATGTCCCGCGTCTGCAGCGCACGGTCGCGCTCCACATAGTCGTATTTACTGGCGTTGTACGCCAGGGCGCTGACGGTGTACTGGATGCCATCGTTTTCCTGGACCGACAAAACGCGCCAAGTGGACGTTTGCACGCTGTCGTTTTGCAGGATCCAAACACTGTTGGAATTAGGCGCTGCGCTAAACGCCGAAGAAACGGAAATGACGGCGCCGCTGATGCCGCTGACCGCTTTGGTTTCAACCGTTCCATCAGGCAGAACTACGCTCAGCGTTGGGTTGCTGGTGGTCACCAAATCCGTTGCTGCCGTATCGTCCACGGTCACGGTGGTAGTGGTTGCCGCGTTGATGCGACCGCCACGGCGAACGCCAGCCTTAACCGGATCTGCAATCTCAATCACCTGACCAGGGCGCACCAGCACACCGGCATCAACCGACGTGGTGAACGTGATCACCTCGGTCTCTTGCTGCTCGGAGTAGAGCATCCACTCACCAAGCCGGGCAGCTTGACCGCGACTGGTACAAGCAAAAGCCTTGACCGTGGCAGTTACCACGCCGTACTTGCTGATGCCGTCTCGATCTTCAACAACCTCATACGCCAGCTCTTGCGATTCCAGATCGAAATAGCTAACAACCGCGACGGTATGGCGGGTCTTTAGGCTGCTGCCGCTGTAGGTAAAACCTTCCTCGGTGACATTCGCCAGCGTAAAGAGGTAGCTGGTATCGGTTGGCTTGTCTTGGCTGACCGTCAGCGTGCCAGTTGCCCAGTAGGGCATGACGCGCATGACCGAGCAAAGCTCATTGATCAGTGTGTATGCCTCATCCTGGTTTTGAATGATGCAGTTACAGCTAAAGCGCGGCTCTTGACCGCCAAAGCCATCGGGCACCAAGGCTGATGCGTACTGGCTGGCAGAGAAAAACGCGAATTTGTCCAGCTGTGCGGCTTCGATGTGGTCCCCAAATCCGTATCTGCTGGATGTGAGCAAGTCCCAAAGCACCCAAGCCGGATCTGAAGTCCAAACTGCAGCGCCAAACGTTCCATCCCAGACGCCGCTGTAGGTGATCCTGCCGGTAGCTGAATCGACGGCGCCGTTGCTTGGGATTGCAACCTTGATGCCGCGAATCCTGTAGGTGCGGGTCGGGATGCTGTTGAATTGCTCAGCATCCAATTTCATGCCCATCAAGGCAGAGTTTGGATACGTCAGTTTTTCGTAAATGATCTCGGTGTAACCGCTCCAGTAGAAATCATTGAACAGCTGCCCGGATGTGCTGTCGGCTGTATCCCGAACAACGCGAATATCGACAGGGAATGCGCCAGTTAGGTTGACAATGTAATCCTTCTGATAGGCGTCAGCAGTTCGCCCTTCAATCGTGTCTGAAATAACGTCTGAGAATCCGCCGCCGTTGTATTGCGCCTGAATCCTTAGATCAACCTTGGTACCAAGAATGTCACCGGCAGGGGTGAAAGCCTCAAGCCGAGGAACTGTCAGCGTGACCCTGACAGCATCAACCTCAGTGTTGGTGATCGTGCGGGTGACCGATTGGGTCGATGTGGTGTCGTTGATGTAAGACCAGCTGACACTGACTGATGCGGTCCGCTCCCTGTAATCTCCGCCGGTGCCAGTAGAGCTGACTTCGGAGACGATATAGAAAACCTCGTCAGTGCTTAAGCCAGTCAGGCTGATTTCAAATGCCCCGGTCGCACCACCACCGCTACCTGATCCGCGCAGAGTGTTGGTTGAGTCATAAATGCGAATGTATTGGGTCAGTGAACCGCCAGTATCACCAGACCAGGAATAAACAACGCTGAAAGTAAGATTTAGCGCGTCAGTAATGCCGGTTTTGATCGTAACCGTGCGCCCGTCATTCTCCCGCTGTTGCGTGTGGGTGTAGTTGACAAAATCGTTGTCACCATTGCGGACGATGTAGCCAACGCCTACCGTCTGCTCGTTTTCAATCGCTAGATTGATTGCATCCTGCGATTGCGTGCCGTACCTGGGCGACAGGGTGACGTTAGTAAAGTTGTAATCAGCAGTGCCAAGGTTTGTAGGATCTGCGCCTTTGCGAACGACGGAGACGCCGTTCATGTAAATATCCTGAAGCGCCGCGTTGTTGTAGTTCTCAGTTCCTTTTGTGTATCCAGCCGCAGAAGGGAATCCTTCGATCTCGCCTTCGCTCAGCAGATCAATAAACGTCGCATACTGCTTGCTGGCAAGGTTGTCCTTGGTTGTGGTCGGCGTCCGGTTAGACCCAGTGTTGGCGCGAACAACAACCGTATTGTTGACCTGAATGGTGGGACCGCCACCACCAGCGCCACGGATGATCTCAGTCATACCTCTACCTGTACGGTGTCAATGCCAGCGGAGATCACAACTGATCCCACAACCATTTCGCCATAAACCAGCGGAACTGGCACGCCTTGCCTGCTTGTATTTTGCACGCCGCTAAAGCTGTAGGACGCTTGAGGGTCAAGCTCAGTGCCTTCGGTGCTGGCAGTTGTGCCGCCGCCAAATGTTGGCGACATGCCGATTGGCGTCAGGCTTGGTGCCGGAGTAAGCATCTGAGCCACACCGCCCAGAACCAAAGATGCGCCGATTGCAACGCCAGCAGTTGCCACGGTGCCAATGCCAGCCAAGCCGCCCAAGGCCACACCAGCGGACGCAATGGCACCAATGCCAAAGCTGACGGCTGCTAAAGCGATGCCAGCAATGATTTGCCCTGTGGGACCACCCGCACCACCAATCACCGGGATGATCTTGATCGTCTGCATACCGGCTGGATCGTGCAGCTCATTCAACGCCAGGTCATAGCCGCCAACGCTTACCTTGTAGTGCTGGTCCGCCATGTGCCTTTCGAGCTGCGGAAAATTTGCCAGCAGAAAACGCACCGCCTCAGCAGCACTCCCAACAGCTGCCTTAAACGTCCGGCGACCTAAAAATTTCGCCAGCTGCCCATAAACTCGGATCTCGCGGAGCATGGGTTTCAGCTACCTCCTCCCATCGTAATGAAGTCCGGGTGCCGAAGCACACGCCCAGTGCATTTCTGCAGCCAGCCGCCATATAAATCCCTGCTGCTCAGCCTGCCGCGAATGTGGTGCAGCACCAGCTGGTCACCGATATAGACGCCAATGTGATTCAATCCCTTGCCTTGGATATTCATCAGAAATATGTCGCCAACTTCAATCGACTCATCCTCAGTCAACTTCCTGAATCCTGTTTCCTTCCAGCAGCCTTCAAACATCGGCTCAGCTTCAAATTCCTCAGGTGTCAATGGGCGTTGCCAGTCGCGCAGCTCTAAACCCTGTTCTGCAAACCAGTCGCGGACCAACGTCCAGCAATCCGTGACGCCCCATGCCCATTCGCGCCCAATCAACGGCGCTTTGTATCCCTCAGGTTTGCACTCATCCCAGCCGCCAGTTTTCGGGTTGACGATGTGCCAGGGCAAGCCGCTGAGTTCACAGGACACGCGATCCGCTTGGCTTGGTGTCGGCGGTGTAGACGGGTGGCTATGGACAACGGCGATAACCTCGCCTGCATCCTCTGCGGCTGCAAAATCAGTCGGATCGAGAATGAAGTGGTTGTTGTCTGACGCAAGGTTTTTGCACGCCCAGTAACGCTTGCGCCCTTTGACCACCACAAGCAAACCGCACGCTTCGCGTGGATCCTCAGCTTGTGCGTGAGCCAGCGCGTCGTCGTGCCATTTCATGTGTAGAACGTGCCAACACCAGGGAATGACCCAAACGGTAAAGCGCCATTACCAAAACGTTTCTTGCAGCTGCTTAGCCGCTTGCCGCAAACGTCATCAGCAGAATTTGTTACGGGACTATCGTTAGCGTCGAAATAATCCGTGCCGGTGTAGCTGCATTCACTGGAGCGGTAGACCCACTGGCAGATATTGGCAATGCACTGACGCTTGGGCGCTCGCACGCCTGCCAAATCAAAAGCTGCCGCCAGCTCAAACTCAACAATGTCTCGGGTTTCATTGACCTTGCGATCGACGTAGTAGACCTCACGCGGAAATTCAGCCGTAGGGTCTGGCGTGCCATAAGGGTTGGTGCCATCGAAATTGGCATCATCCAAATACCGCGCCATTGTGCGGATCCGAGTCAGCTTTGCCCCAGCCAAGTCGTTGCCAGCTGTGGTGCTGTTGACCGTCAGCAAAATTGCCGTGATCGTGCCAAAGATGTTGGAGACACGGATTGTCGGGCGCGGAAGCTGACCGTTGCCGTTGTACTGGAAACCCTCAACCTCAATCGGAAAACGCTGATAGCTATTGCCGTCCCAAACAACCTCACCGTTTGCATCCATGTTGCTACCGGCGTGGAAGCGGTAGACGGTGCTAGCGCCATGCAATGCCGTGACCAGCTGCAACTCAAACAACTCAATGATGCTGCTTGGGTTGATCTTCTGAAGTTCGGAGACTGGGATAGCCATTAGGGCTCAAAGACCTGGCGGAAAGTTGCCGTGATCGTGGCGCGACCTGTGTAAGGAATGCTCTTGCTCCACTGCGGGCAAATCCACTTGTATGAGGTGGCTTCGTCTAGCGGTGTCCAGTCGAAGCTGGCTGAATCAACAGCCCTCGCATCGAGGAATGTTTCGATGGTGTCGGCGTCAGCCTCAGACACATTCCAGGTCAGATCCCACTGTTTTGGGTTGGCGTGAGTAGGCAAGCCGAAGACAGTGCGGTGTTCGTAACCATCACCGAATTGCACCGTCCGCGTTTTGGGCTGACTGGTTTTTTGAGCGCCGTAGGTTGGCGTAATAGAGGGAAAAGTAGCCATTAGGCGAGCAAGCCTCCGGGACGACGTTGCCTGACAAGTTCGGCGCGTACAGCTGCGCCAAGTGCTTCGCCCAGCTTATTGGCATTTGGTCGATCGCCTTGCACGCTGGTTCCGTTGGCATCGACATTCACCACAATGCTGCCACCTCCCATCGCGCCATTAGAAACAATGTTGCCTTGGGCTCCAGGGACAAATAGTTCCGGGCCGCGTTCGCCCACCATGTAAGGTTGACCAGCAGAAACCGGGCCGCCGATAGCACGTTGGGGAATGCCGTAGTTCGGACCGAATGTGCCGTATTTTCCTACTTTGCCTCCCCCTGCGCCCAAGGGAGTCGAAGGATCAAACGGCGTAAGTAGGTTTTTCATAAAACCTATCGCCTGTTCAATCACAAATATTTGAATTAGTTGACGAGCAATATCTTGAAGAACAGTAGCCGCAATATTACGCAAGGAGTTGCTCCAGTTTTCTGCTCCTGTGATAAGTAAATCAAAGGCGCCTGCCATGCCCGTGCCCATCGTTTCTGCTACTGATTGCGCCAGTTGCAGTTGCGCTTGAACAGCAAAATTCAATTCGTACTGAGCTTCAATATGTTTTTGTAAAGCATCCATGTTTGCTTGGTTGCGGTCTTTTTGGATTTGTGCCAGCTCTCTTTCAAGTTCAATACCCGCAATTTGACGTTCGTAATCAACGTTCTTGAGTGCTTGTAGTTTTTCTGCGTTAGGTACATCACTTGCCCGTATATTTGCTTCTTCTTGTGTAAAGCTCAGCAATTCACGTTGGTAATCAAGACGGGCTAAACCCATCTTGTCTTGGTTAAGCATCAACTCAGATCGCTTTTGCTCCAGTCCTAGAAGTTCTTGTAGTTTTGCTCCCTCGGCTACCAGATCAGGAAGACGGCTGCGACGACCTTTCTTCTCTCTAGGTGCAGTTATGGAGCGCAAGTCGGCGCCGGTTACATCAAAAGCCGGTGCTGCTGGACGCTCGCCGGCCATCTCACGCATGACTTGCTGCTGTGCTGCAGTTGTACCCATCAGACCGGGTATTCTGCGACCTCTACGTGCCATCTGCCGGCGTTGTTGTTCTGTGCCGGTTAGTTCTGTTAGACGTGCTTGCGCTCTTGCCTGAGCTTCAGGACTTACGTCCTGCATAAATCCCTTAAAAGCAGCCCCGGTAGTAATTTGACCTAAAACTTGGTTGAGAATTTTTAGGAAACCACTCAATGGTCCGGCGACAAGACGCTGGAGTTGAATAGTTAGTAAATTCCACTGTTTAGTGGTCTCTTTACTTTCATCTCCTAGATCTTTAAGTGCTTGAACGCCGTTGTTACCAATTGCCTTCGCCATGTCGTTGGCGAGAAACTGCGCCAGCTCCGTGGCTTTACCTTGTTCTTCGAGTGCAATGGCGTGCTCCATTGCGGCATCGGTACTAAACAACATCTTGTCGCTCATTAAATCGAACGCACCTGATGTAGATCTGAATGCTTTAGCTGTTTCAAATGTTGCTTGGCCAAACTTGTCGAGCTGTTGACCTAAGGCGCTGAGGGCGATTTGAGCGGCAAAACCGGCTGGTCCGCCAACTAGACCGCCAGCTGCGCCGCCCAGAATGGAGCCGGGGCCGCCGCCGAACAACAGCGGGAAGCCAGCACCAAGTGCGACACCTTGGAGACGCTGTGACCGGGTTTGACTTTGTGCCGCCAAAGCGGCAGGGGATCCCGGAATATTTGCTCTTCCGCCGATAGGACTGCGGGGTCCGCCAATGCGGGCTTGACGTTCAATTTCGCGGGTCTGACGCTTTTGTAGCTCTAACCTGTCGCGCTCTTTGCGGATGGCTAAAGACAGTTCACTTGTTAGTTGCTTAAAGCTTCCAAACTGGCGACGTGCCTGTGCGGTGGTAACCTCACCTAGTTTTGTGCGTAATTTATCTGTATTAACGCCAGCCTCTTCTAAACGGCGGATTTGCTGGTCTAAGGTATAACGTTTTGCTTGGGCTTTGGATAAAGCATCAATGTTTTCGGCCTGCATACGGCCGTTTTTTATGGTTACTTTTGACTGTCTTTCGAGCTGCGTAATGTAAGTACGGGCCAGGCTGTTTTGTGCTCTTGCTGTTTGAACACGTCCCTCCTCATACGCTTTCAAAGATCGGTTAATAATCGCACGGCCTTTATTTACATCAAGACCTTTTTCTTCTAGGCGATTTAACCGTTGACCTAAATTGACGCGAGTTACCTGCGCAGCTGCGGCCCGGTCTTCAAGCCGGGCTCTTTCTTTAGCCGCACGCTCTGTCGCTCTTAAAGGTGCAGCAAGATTTTTCTTGAGGTTGTTTACCCTTTTTTCGAGGTCGCCGAGTTGCTTATCGAGCGTCTTGGCGTTCAGCTGGATATTAACTTCG